ATGGAGATGGATAGGTGGTAATATTGACCACACCATTGACAATGATGGTACTGTGGAAGACTTGAAAAATAATTTAATGAAGTGCTTGACTCGTTCTTACGGATCGAATACAATAAGTGAATTGACTGAAGGAGTATCGTAATGAAATTATCGAATGAGACCTTAACGGTTCTTAAAAACTTTGCCAACATTAATCCTGGCATTGAGTTTAAGACTGGTAAGAAATTGACAACCATTTCCGCAACCAAGACTGTCTTGGCAAAAGCTGGAATTAAAGATGACTTTCCACAAGACTTTTGTATCTATGATTTGAACCAATTTTTGTCGGTTCAATCCTTGTACAAAGACGGTGAAATTGATTTCGATAACGAACATGTTATCTTTAAAGTTGGTCGTAAGAAACTAAACTACCGTAAGACTGCAAAGAGCATGATTGTAACACCACCAGATAAAGACTTGAATCTTCCTTCTGTGGATGTAGCTTTCACATTGAAAGAAGAAGAATTGGCTTCTGTTCTTAAAACTGCAAGCATTCTACAATCACCAAATATCGCCATTACATCCGATGGTGAAAAGATTTACATTACAACCTGTGATGCAAAAGACAACTCTGCACATACTGATTCAACAGAAATTGCTGATGGTAATGGCAAAAAGTTCAAGGCATTATTCTTAACCGAAAACTTTAAGATGATTGCCGGTACCTATGAGGTAAAAATTTCTTCAAAAGGTCTATCCTATTTTAGAAATACAAAAGAAGATATGCAATACTGGATTGCTATCGAAGCTAAAGAATCTGACCTAACTTTTGGAGAATAATATGATTTGGATTACAGAATCAGCAAGCGGCAACAAGATTGCCGTTAATCCCACATACATTGTGGCCGTGTTCACCATTTCCGAAGGTGACCAAAAAGGTAAAACAGCAATCAATTTAACCAATGGTAATGTTGTTGTTGATGAATCCGATTATGATGTTGTTGGAATGGTGACTGCACAATGACTAAAGTAAATACACTATTCGGTTCTTTTGATGATGAAGCATTGAAGAAACTCAAAGGATATGTGGATGAAGCGGTTCACCACATGCACAAGAATGATTCTAACAATGCTGCAATCAAAGACATTATTGACCTTGCATATGATGAGTTAAAGATTCCTAAAAAAATTCTGAAACGCATGGCAAAGACTCAGCACAAGAATTCATTTCAAACTGAGGTTGCTGAATCTAAAGAGTTTGAAGCACTATATGAAAGTATGGTTGAGGTTAAGTGATGAAACAGTTAGAGTTTGAATTCTTTTGGCCTCTGACTGACCAACAAACTCTAGACTTGGATTTTACTCCAAGTGAACAATGGATTGCAGAATGGCGAAAGATTCAATGGCAACCCATCAATGTGATGAGCCCTTTATTGATTGGTAGTGGCGGCACTGGCCTTACTATATCATCGTCATCACCAACGGCAGGTTCTTTTGTTATAAGACCACCTTCTGTGAAAAATGTTGGTAAGTGGGAAATTACAGATTCTATGTTTGTGTATAGACCCACTAAGCCAAATGCAGTCGTAAGATTTTTTGCCAAGTTACTGCTTGGCTTTAAATGGCATGACGAAATTTAATTATATTATGGAGAATTTGAATGTCGCAACACATTTTGTGGGTGGAGAAGTATCGTCCTAAGACCATCGAAGATTGTATTCTTCCTGATGGCATCAAAACCACATTTCAGGAGTATGTAAACCGCAAAGAGATTCCCAATCTTTTGTTGGCGGGTTCTGCTGGTGTCGGTAAAACTACGATTGCAAAGGCTCTCTGTGAAGAAGTCGGTTGTGATTACATTATGATTAACGGTTCAGATGAATCGGGTATTGATGTTCTACGGAACAAAATCAAAAACTATGCATCGTCAATGTCCTTGTCTGGTGGACGCAAGGTCGTTATCATTGACGAAGCCGACTATCTAAATCCAAATTCAACTCAACCTGCCATGCGTGGTGCGATTGAGGAGTTTGCATCCAACTGTTCTTTCATCTTCACCTGTAACTTTAAGAACAGGATCATTGATCCAATACATTCTCGTTGTACTGTTGTTGACTTTAAAATCAATGGCAGCAAACAAAAGATGGCTGCGGCATTCTTCAAGCGTGCTGAATGGATTCTTGAACAAGAAGGTATCACCTACGACAAATCTGTTGTCGCTGCGGTTATTACCAAACACTTTCCAGATAATCGCCGTGTTCTAAATGAATTGCAGCGTTACTCGGTTAGTGGCACAATTGACAAGGGCATTCTGGCATCAGTTTCCGATGTTCAAATGAATGAGTTGGTATCTTCTATTATGAACAAGGACTTTGCTTCTTGTCGTAAATGGGTGACAAACAACCTCGACAATGATATCACCAGAATCTTTAGAAACATCTATGATGCATTGTATGACAAATTGAAACCAAACTCTGTACCACAAATGGTTCTGATATTGGCCAAGTATCAATATCAAGCAGCATTCGTGGCCGACCATGAAATCAATTTGATTGCTTGTCTGACTGAACTTATGGTTGAGTGTGAATTCAAATGAGTCCGTTCGACTATGCAGATTACATCCTAAGAAAGAAGTCACCAGAAGGTGAGTTGGACTACAAGGATTATGCACCATTCCTAATCAACAGGTCTCTTTCCAATCACCTAGACTGTGTGTTGCATGTCAATGAAATGAACATGTGGCCTGGTCTGGACAAGGACATGCAATACCAGTATCTTCTAAATAGTATCAGGCCCATGAAACGGAAGTTCGTTCCGTGGCAAAAAGCCGATTCTGATAGGAATATTGAGTGTGTGAAAATCTATTTTGGGTATTCAAACGCCAAGGCTAAAGAAGCCCTCCGTATTCTTACTAATGAACAAATCGCTGAAATAAAAACAAAAATAGATACGGGCGGAGTGAAGAATAATGATAGACGTTAAAGACCTAGTTGAAGTGACCTTGGATGAAAAAGATGATTTTTTAAAAGTCCGTGAGACATTGACACGGATCGGTGTTGCGTCCAAGAAGGACAAAACATTATACCAATCTTGCCACATACTCCACAAGCGTGGACAATACTATGTGGTACATTTCAAAGAGTTATTTGCCCTAGACGGCAAACCAACAGATATTACCGAGAATGACCTGTCCCGTAGGAATGCAATTGTAAACCTATTGGAAGACTGGGGTTTGGTAAAGATTGTCAACAAGAAACAGACAGAGGTGCCAGCACCAATCTTCCTTTCACAGGTTAAGATACTATCCCACAAAGAGAAGAATGAGTGGCAATTAACACCGAAGTACAATATTGGTAAAAAACCACAATCGGCTTGACAACCTGTATAAATAATACTATAATAATGGTGCCGTGCTCTTTGAGGCGGCAATTTTTTAATCTTGCTTTTTAAGGAGAAAACTATGACAGGATTACTGTTTCCAAAATTCGACCAACTGTACCCAAACATGATTGGTCTAGACCAGATTACCGATATGTTGCAATCTGCAACCAAAGATATTGCGAAATCTGTACCAACTTATCCCCCATATAATATCAAACAAATCAAAGACAACAAGTTCGTCATCGAAATGGCTGTTGCTGGATTTGCAAAGTCTGATATTGAAATTACCATGGAAGGTAATAAGTTGGCCATCAAAGGTGCCTCTAAAGACGATGACAACCAGGATTATCTATACAAAGGTATTGCCAACCGTGCATTTGAACGCACCTTCACACTGAAGGATACGATTGAAATTAAGAATGCTGAATTGGTTAATGGTATGCTTAAGGTGTGGTTGGAAAATATGGTGAAGGCTCAAGACGCCATCAAGAAAATTTCCATTCAAACAAAGGAAGACTAATGTTTAAAAAACTATTTTCAAGTATATTGGAAGCCATAGAGGCTATCAAGAAACACAGGTCAGACCGTACCTTAAAAGGTAGATAACCATAAAGGGTCTTGACAGACCCTTTTTTTTGTTGTATAATGATGTCATTATGAAAACTGTTAAAACTTCCATTCGCAAATTACGCAACCGCTTGAACCCAAGTGAAATCTATTTTACTCAATCCGATTGGGATCCCAAAGAGATTGATGGTGTACTATTTCTGCCTGTGGCGGAACAGATACCAATTCCTAGAGGACGCATGTTAAAGTGGATGCGGAAAGATTCTTTGGAATATGTCAAATAAGGGCTGATAGCTTAATGGTAAAGCAGTGAACTCATAATTCATTGAGTCTAGGTTCAATTCCTAGTCAGCCCACCATTTTAAAATAATATGAAACAAAAATTTCGTGATGCGTATATGAAGGTGGCGGAGACTTTTGCAGAATTGTCCTCGGCTCGTAGACTTCATGTTGGTGCCATTGTAGTCAAAGATGACAGAATTATTTCAATTGGTTACAATGGTATGCCTTCTGGTTGGGATAACAATTGTGAAGATAAAGAATATATGGACCAAACCGCAGGTGGTTGGTTGTCACCTGAAGAAATTAAAGAACAGTGGCCATGGAGTGAACAACAGTTACCAAAAACTGAAGGCCTTCCGTGGCTTCGTTATAGATTAAAAACCAAACCTGAGGTACTTCATGCGGAAACTAATGCAATCGCTAAGCTGGCAAGATCGAATGAATCTGGCCTTGGGGCTCATCTCTTTGTTACTCATGCACCTTGTTTGGACTGTGCCAAGCTTGTTTACCAATCTGGTATCAATAGCGTTTATTATCGCAATAGTTATCGTATCCAAGATGGCTTACATTTCTTGGAAAAAGCAGGAGTGAAAGTGGAAAAGATGTAAATCTCTAAATAAGCCTGGGACATTATTGTCCAAAGGAGTTCCCATGCGTGTTAAGGTAGTGAATTGTCCAGACAAAGACTTCAAGCCTTTTGTAGAAAGAGCCGCATTATTCTATTCCAAAGAGCTCGTACCAAACTCCAGAATACGGAACAACTGTTACGTGGAAATTAAATTTGACGAAAACATAAAAGAATATGGTTTTGCGAGTGTTGAGAAATACAACACAAGAAAACAACCAAGAAAATTTCTAATAGAAATTCATCCACATATTGGTTCCAGAAGAATACTGGAAACATTGGCCCATGAAATGGTTCATGTCAAACAATATATTCAGGATGAAACGAATGACCAATTGTCTAAGTGGCGTGGTAAAAAAATCAACTCAGACAAAGTGGACTATTGGGTTCAACCATGGGAAATAGATGCCTATGGCCGTGAAACCGGACTACTAACAAAATTTGCCGTATCTGAAAATTTATGGGAAATCTTTAGTGATTTCAAAAATCCAACAGACCCAATAAAACATACCCCCATAGCATGGAAAAAAATATAAAAAAAATAATTTCAAAAAGCCGCTTGCCAAGGCTCAAAGTTTACTATATAATACAAACATATTTAATTTTTTAGAAAGAAAAAAGTGTCTCTCATATCCCATAAGCCCTTTACATTGCAACCAGAGTATCGCACAGTTAATTGCGCCGATAGCTCATGGGCGATTACAACCGGGTTTTGTGTAGATGAGGGATGGGACGGATAAAAAAGTTCTAAAAAAGACTTCAAACACAAGACCCTAGACCTAAAAAATCTAGGGTTTTTTGTTTGTTGTTTCAATACAACACAGTGGTTGACAGAATCTTTGGTTCTGATACAATACACACTTGTTCTTTAAAAATTTGTTGTAGTTTATTCCCGAATGGTGTAGTGGCAGCACAGCAGACTTTGACTCTGTTAGTATAAGTTCGATTCTTATTTCGGGTGCCATATTCAAACACATTATAGTGACGCATGAGCAGGTCACCAACTTCCGCTGGTTACGACAATCGTAAGTGAGTGAAGATAGTGTGTTTGAATATGGAAGTTTGGCAGAGTCCGGTTTATTGCAGCAGTCTTGAAAACTGCCGGTCCGAAAGGGTCCGAGAGTTCGAATCTCTCAGCTTCCACCAATTATGTGCGTTTGGTCTAAATGTTAGGGCGTCATGACATGGGGCTAGAAACCTCAAGATGCGGGTTCGAATCCCGTAACGCACACCAAGTAATGGAGAGTGGGCAGGATGGTAATGCAGCGGATTGCTAATCCGTAGGCTCACGAAAGTGGGCCACAGGGTTCGACTCCCTGACTCTCCACCAAATGCCAGCGAGACTTGGTAGTCAGAGAGGTCTTATACACCTTTTAGCGCCAGATTAGCGTTCTTGATAGGGTTCGATCCCCTACGCTG